TAATGTTCTGGAGATTAGGTCCGCTAGATGAGAGTCGGGCGGACACGGTATTGTGCAACTTAAAGTTAGTAAACAGTCTATCTCCGTTGTGGATTGCAACTGGAATCATTCCTTCAATGTAAGTAGAGCGTTGCTTATCTAATGCTTTGAAGTCCGCGAACTTTTCTGCCCATCTGATTGCAGTTTCTTTACGATCAGCCTTCGTCTCAATCTCACCGCCGCCAATAACAAATCTTCCGGCTTTGATTTCGGTATATACCGACTTGTCAACTGATCGTTCTTTCCCCTGCGGAAGCCTGATGCCATGCTGGATATTCCATTCGTCGTAAACCAACGCAGCATTCTGTGGGGCGGAATTTGGATTGTAGTCTCCCTTACCTATGATCCATTGTAACTGTGTTTTCAATTCGTTAAGTGCAGGCCATACTTGTTCCTCTAGCAGATCGAACGCTGCTTCGGTATTGTATGCTATTCCCTGCAACTCCATCTTGATCAAAGCATTTGCGGCAGGGATCAGATAACGTTTATATACCTGGTAAACGTTATCGTCTATAGCGCGCTGCTTTAGTAGAGGAAAGAGCTGCGCTGTCCCTGCCGCATCTAGGGCGTTATACCGATAAAGTTCATCAGGTACTTCCAACGCCGCTAATTCTTTAAATCGTAATTCTTTCTCAAGTCGTTTAACTGCTGACTTGTATGCTACAACTTCCTTTGGCTCATAGTTCGGCCAACCAAACTCACTCATCAAAAGATACTCAAGACGATGGACTTGTTCTTCATCGCTGCGCTCATCCAATGCCCAGGAGAGCAGCATAGTATCATGGTCTACTCTTGCGTTGATTCCGTGCCACCTAAGGTTCCTAACATCGAACTTATAATTGTGGCCGAGATACTTGGATTGTCCGCTAACGAACGGGGTAATATAATTTCTAAAGAAATCGTCGTCTCGTAGGGGGTATTCTCCCACAGAGAACGCTTTACTACCATCGGCAGAGAATCCAATAGCGACGATATCAGCATCAGCCCGCAAACCCTTTGTCTCGATATCGACCGCGAGGGGATCATACAGATTACTTCCGGTGGATTTGATCCATTGTTTTGCCTCTGCGACATTGTTCGTCCACCTCACCTGGGGGAGTTTTGGTTGAGGCTTTGGAGCTAAAGCCAATCCAAAGTCTTTGACTAAGTTATTGAACGTTGAGTCATCCCTTAGAACGATGGCTGGATTGTTAGTAGCAATAACACGTTGGGTCCGTCCGTTAGAATAACGCAAGTGTGCGTAACCTCTCGTACCGCCCAATCCTTTTCTTCCAGTAAGTTCTGTAACCGCCTCAACTCCCGCAGCGATAACGGTGGTGCAATTCTTAATTTCAGATTCAAGTCGTGGTCGGCAGGCATTGATTGCTTCCTTTGGCGGATCGTCCGTTTTACACAACACGACATTCGTGGTGATTACTTCTTCCCTATTCACTCCATACAAACCTAGTAAGTGATCGAGAACCTTACCAGACTCCCCTGCGAATGGAGTTTTATGTAGAACGTCCCATTTACCAGGACTCCTCGATACTACTGCAATCTTCGCATCCAAAGGTCCTGCTGTGGGTGCACATCTTTGGTTGTACAAAGGACATTCCCCACAGTTTGCCAAAGGATGCTTTTTTGTCCTGTTTAGTAATTCAGTCATGGCATCCGCGTTCTTTCCTCCATGCTGCATACCTCTCTGCCGTGATATGTGGATTCGGAACTATGGGTAAAGTACCGTCGCTTAGATAATGAGACAAGCCAATCTCTGTTAAGATAATGTCGGCTGTCTTAGCAGAAATCCATGTTCGTTTCTGTGATCCTGTTTTCCTTAGAGCTTCTAGTTGATTCGTGGTTATACTTGTGTTTGCGGCTATGACGGCAAAGGCTGTCATGAATCCATTGGTGACGTATGACATTTCATTTGGACGACTTACTTCCCATTCTCTTTCGTAACGCTTGAGAATCTCACGAAGCTGATCCCCGCTTACTACTTCGTATGGGAAGTACGGTTCCTTTACTGGATTGTCCAATACTGCTCCGTACGTCCTCGACCTTTGCTCTGTGGGGACCTTCGTGATATATCCCCACGATCAATAAGGGTCGTGATTACATCAGTCATTTCTCGAGAAGATAGGTGCGTGCTTCGCATCAGTTCAGACTTGAAGATTCCAGGTCTGTTCCTGATAATGGCCTTAACCTTCTCCAGCAACCTAAGAGTATTCGTCTTGCCTACATTCAAGATGAGGTCTACTGAGAACCTTCCCCATGATTGAACGTAGCGAGCTGCATGTTGCAAATCGTGAATGTCAACATTGATTGAACTGTCTCTTGGTTCCTGCCGTGTTGCTGCAAGAAGGACAGCTAACTTCATCAGGCTACGAGATAGTCGCTCGAATGTCGGTAGCGCCTTATCTGCAAAGCTACTGTCGTTAGCTGCCATTACCATTGCCATTTCAAGCTGTGCGTAAAACTCCCATGCCTCCGGCGTGAACACGGCAGTTACCATCGGACGATCTACAAGGCTATCCAATGGTATCTGTTGGCCGGCTACCGTTACATAGCCGATGGGATTATACATTTCCCGCAGATCAAGAAGTTCATTGACAAGTTTCTCTCTGCGTAAACTCCCTGACATATCTCGTGGTCCTGTGGGTCGTATCCGTGACAGATCAACAGAACCATTTACTACTAAGAATCTTGGCAAGAACCCTGAGGTAACATACTCATCCGAAAGGTTAGCGTATGTTCTCTCAGAAATCCCACCACCGAAGAAGATGAATATAGGACGCTCAACGATTATCTCAGACTTCGCAAGTGACCTAACGTAACGCTTCGGTGAATCGTAAAGGTGTGTAAGTATTTCAGGAACGCCGGCTAGATATTTCTTGCTATTGATTGCATCGAAGAATCCAGATACCTCGTCCTTGAAGAAGATACTTGCTCTGCCTGTTCTATTCGACAATGATGACAAAAGACCTTCGGCAGTACCGTCGTTTGTCATCATCGCTTCTTGATCAACGTCATTCAACATTGACATTGCAAGTTGCATGGCCGTTGTCTTTCTTGTCAGTGTACTCTCTCCGAGGATAAGTCCCCAAAGATTAGGAACGAGAGTGCCGTAGGATACCTCGATTCGGATATTGGCAGCCAAAATTGCAGATAGTAGGATAGCTCCTGATAGCTCATGATATACGGGGACGGCATCTGTACTGTTAGTAGCCCATTCCGCATAACGATCAATAAATGTGTCATGTGGTAGCTCGTCCGAATCTACTAGTTGAGGAATGAGTAGAGGTTGCCATTCACCTTGTACCAGTTCAATCTTTGATTGGACCCTTTCTGCCTTGAGAACTTCGAGCCAGAGATAACGCATCGGACGCGAGTCCCTAATGTACTTGTTACACTTGGCATGTAGTCCGACTGTGTAGACTTCCTCCCTTTCCATGCCAACCTCAAAGCCCATGTTAATGAGCTTCCACATGCGAGCAGACCAATCATTCGCTTCCGTTGGCTCAGACTCGAATAGTTCATAGAAACTCCTATCTAGCCATGACTGATATTTGTATAGTACCCTGTCTACATCGGGTAGGCTATCTGTTGGTGGTACTCCTACTTCTTCTGCACCCTCAAGCTCCGGTAATGGAGCATCATCTATTTCTTCAAAGTCAGTTACCGGAACTTCGGTTGCTCCTCCACTTCCCACAGAGAGGCCAATGATAGGTTTGTCCTCGTACTTGTAGTTAGTGGTGAATGGGACACGTAGTAATTGAGTTAAGTCCCAGCCTGACGGATCGGCACCATCCATCTTGTACCGATACGCAATCCGCTTAGAGTAATCCTCTGCTACTTCTACCGGGATAACCTGATCTAGTTTCCACAATGCTTGATAACGGCCGGTACTACTAAGAATCACAATAGTCGGCTTAGGGAACACTGTGGAGGGGTTGCAAGAATCCAGGTCAGCCCATACGATATTCTGGTTGATGCAAAACTCTTTCTTACGTTCAGGCTGTGAAAGAAGATTCACACAGAACCATACGTTCCTGCTTTCATTGTCTCGGATATGTGTTGCTATCTCTTCTTTCTGTGTTGGCCAATGAAAGAACTTCTGTCTGAATGTCTTTCGTGGAACTTTTGCATCACCCGTGGCTAAGCATACGTATCCTTCACTGTTTCCAAACAGCCAGTCAAAAAACTCGACTCTAAGCTGTTCTGAGGTTGCGGTCGTCATAAAGGCCCGTTGAGGAATCGAACCTCAAAGATTAGTGGAGGGGGAACTCTGCTAATCTTAACGCCTATCGTTACGGACCTACTAGCTATGTCTTAGAGCAATTGCGACGAAGCTGCTGCCTCAGTACCGGCTGCTGCTTCGATACTGTAGAACCCAACCACGCTGTTCTCCAGGCTCTTCGTCATGTTGTTCATGCGACGACTAAGCTGGATAACAAGCTGCTTCTCTACGAGGTCCTCAGTGTCCAACGTGAAGTCACCGGAAGTGATCTCTTCGAGAGAATATCCTGCCGCCTGATACAAAGCCACGATCATGCCGTTCATCGACTTACGCTTCTTCGGATCGTAGTCCTCAGGCGGAACAACGAGATTGCGGAACTGACGACGATTGTAATACTCGTACTGCTCGTCTACCACCTCAGTCTCACCAACCTTACCAGTGATCTGGAAATGACAGAAGATCATCGGAGTACCAGCCGGCATCTTCGCATTCTCTCCACCCTGCGTCTCACGATCCTCCGCATCGAAGATCGAAGCGTAATACTTACCAGGAGGCATAGCCTCGAAACTCTGCTGTGTATCGTAATCGGTTAGGTTAAGCGTTGGTGACATTTAGTGTGTCCTCCGTTGTTGTGTTGTTGTGTAGTAGATCCCAAATCATGGGCATTGTTGGATTCTCTAGCAAATCCCCTAGTTCCTTGAACCGGGTCTTTGCCATTACTCTGTTCGATCCCTTGATCTGCATGACTCGTTCTTTATGCCTATCGTCATTGAAGTGATACCATCCAACGATTCCCATGAAGCCCGGAATTTCGTAACCTAGCTTACCTGGCAAAGCAGGGACGTAACGATCTGCTTTTCCTTCTTTGATGATCGTGTTGGTTAGTGTTGTAACGATCACGTTTGCATCAAGATCACGGAATGCGCGTGTAATAGTTCTGACGTGGTTTCTTCCGATTCCCCATTCTCTAGGTGAAGGAACGTCGATATTCACCATGTCAGGATTCTTCGCTGTGTTCTTCGCTTCAATCATCACTTGTCGCATGTCAACATCTTGAACTTCGCTCAAGCTGTCTACTGCGAACGTCTTGTACCAACCGTTGTTATGGTTGGCGATATCGTCAAATATCTTTTTGAGGTCGCCCATCGTGTAGACTCTCTTGGTATCTACATTAGGCCAACCTCTTAGTGGTTCTGTCCCACCTTCACAGTCAATGATCAAGACTGGTGAGGTTTCTGGATGCTCTCCTGCTGTTCCGCAGAAGTGCGTCTTACCTACACCCGAATCAGCATGGAGCATTATCTTGATCCACTTATCCGATCCTGGTGGAACTACGTTAAGCCGTTCCCTGATTCCTGTTTTTGCAGGTTCGGGTGTTACCCCTTCGGAAGCTGCTAACTTATCTACGAATGTCTGTGTCATGTTACCTCAGCATTTGAAGAAATGACATAAAGAGGATTCCCTCAATGTCCACGTATGGACTCTTGTAGAACACCTTACCATCTACAACGATCTTGAGTGTCTGATGATCTGGACGCTCAATGACAATACCCTTTGCGTTCACGCTCAACCACATCTCTTGAAAGTCGATCTTAGGATGAGCTTCCATCTTTGTGTATGCTTCCATGATCGTTTCAAGAGCAGGTGATCGACCGCTGTAGTGATTGATCTTCTCGTCTAGTAGATCGCCCATGTAGTGAATTGCATGAACTGTGCAGTATGGTTGATCTTTGATTCGGATATGTGTTGGTGCCCCACATTGAAGGAACACACATCGCGCCTCCTGTGGGGTGCTCTTGACATACTCCGAAGTCTGTTGCGGAACTTGATACGTCGGTCTACCCAACGCAGTATCACGTTCCGCTAACAGTTCCTCGATGAAGTCTAAGCTAAGTTCTTCTTCACTCATTGACCCATCTTTTCTCTGATCTCGTCTAGCATCTGTTGCAGTATGTTTCTATGAGTATAGAGACTCTCGTCTAGTCCAACTCCGAATTTCTCCTGTGACCATTCTTCAAGAAATTGATCACCCCTGAGTTGTTCTAGTTGTAGATGCAGGGATTCGTGGAGAATGCTTCTTACGGATACTTTACTCATCGAATTTTAACTGCTTCTTCGACTGATTTACGATGTACCCAAACGTCAACCATCAAAGCTGACGTTCGATAGTCAAGTCCTGCGTCTGGTCCTTTACCATGACAGAAGTGAGCGTGATCAATCAAGTGCCCAATTCCACCTAACACCGATCGTAGTGAACACTCACGATGAACAACCATGTTGATGATTGGTGCAAGCTCATCATCGTGCTCGATCGGCTCTGAGCAAAGAGCGCAGACTTCACTTTCTTTAACGGTTGTGGTTCTTCTCGAATTGTTCATCAAGCATCCATTCCCATTCTGATCCGTCATCCTTAGCGATACATGGTGCCCTGAAGATACACTTCAGACAACCCCACGTCCCTGTGGGATTCGGATAGATATATGGTTTGTTAAGCATATCCATCGTCTCTGCGTAAACGCGCATTCCGCATGAATAGATTTCGTGTCTATTCCGACGGACCTGATTCCTGACGATGAACTGCTCATCCCCTGACTCACGGACGTACTCTACATATGCCCGCAACTTCTCAAACTCTTGCCAACTATCTTCCATTCCCATATCGTTGATCGTCTGCATCAACATCTCTACTGTAGTTGACTCAGTTGCACGATTGATGGAAATGTCGCCTCGGCTGGTAATCGTAGGCCAGCGAGGGAATGCCTTACGAAGTGCATTGTAAAGCACGAAGTCAATCTCAGTGTACGGTAGATCGTGAACCCTGGCCTCTACTTCACCAGCGAACATATATGTCGTACACTGTTCGTCCTTGTCTAGCTTGAGGAAATAGTCCTCGTCGATCTTTGCTGCTGTCTTGTGTTCAAGGATGCCGAACTTCCCTGTCTCGTTATCTTGGATGATGGCATCCTGTGTCCCTCTAAGATGGACTGGCTTAATCTGTCCATCCCTAATGTCAACTGCTGTCAGTTCACAGTCGTTATCGAAATCATAGATCGGAACACTGAACGTATGCTCGGCTGCGATTACCGTGAAGTTATCGTTCGCTTTCGCATACTGCTTGTAGAACTCAAGCATCCCGATACCTAGCTCAAGATGCTCTGCAAACTCTTCATCTTGCTGTGCAGACATTTCAGTTGGCAGGATATAGTTCAGTCCCTTAACCCTGTACGTTCCATCTTCATTCCTTGAAGGGTTCCGATCGTAAACTGTCTCTAGCCAATCTTCGGTGATGATGCCACCGTTCATCTGTACATGCCACCAAGTCTTAAAGACCTCGACGGGATCACGCTGTAGGATCGGATCGTAATAATGCTTCAATGCCCAATGCACACCTGACCCAAACCAGAGAGGGAAAACTATCCCATGCTCTTCTGGCTTAGGTGTCAAGTTCATCCTCATTGGGCTTGACCAATCCCACTTACGCCTACATGCCTTAAAGCTACCCCTGTCTGAGGCATGGATAGGTATGATATCATGTTTAGATGGTGCCAAAGGCACCGTTATCACGTTTGACATTTCATCCTTAATGTTCGCTGTACTCTCCGTAGGTAAGACTGAGCGGGTTCTGTAAAGTCTACAGGAAACACGGCCGGCTGTCAAATCGCAGGTTACGACAGGAGAGCCATGCGTCCGTAGCGTTTTGCGACTTCTCGGGCCTCAACCTCGAAAGGATTGGTTGTGTACTTGCGACCCATCGCATCATTGTAGACCTTGTTGAATTTCCAGATAGGTATGCCTTTCTCCCGGTAGAGTCGTTCAGCTTGCGAAGCATGGGCG